CCGTGAATCTCTTTGCGCAGCCGAAACCGGCAGCCCCCGCCGTGAATCTCTTTGCGCAGCCGAAACCGGCAGCCCCCGCCGTGAATCTCTTTGCACAGCCGAAACCGGCAGCGCCCGCCGTGAATCTCTTTGCGCAGCCGAAACCGGCAGCGCACCGCGGCGGCAAAGGCCGGCCCGGCGCCGGGCCGAAAAAAGGCCGGAGATCGTTTTTTTAGCGTTTTGCGGGCAAAAAACGCTTGATTTTACAAAAGCGGCATAGTATAATATAAAAGCTATCCGTACGCCGGTGTGTCGGAATGGCAGACGATGCGGACTCAAAATCCGTTGGTGGCAACACCGTGTGGGTTCAAGTCCCACCACCGGCACCATTATATCAACAACAAACTGAAATTATTAACGGAAAATTAGTCATTTCTTTTTTGTTGTAAACAGTAATCCCCCGGTATTTTCTACCGAGGGATTTTTTTATTCTTTTGACAGCGATTGAATTTTACGCATAACGCTATCATATGCCCTTGAATTTACTACTTTTAGCGTTCCTACCAATTCATCCATAATTTTCCACACCTGAACACTGTCTTTTCCATCGACCGCTTGCAGAAATTCGCTATCACCTGATGTGCTAAGCGGTGTGGGCTGTTTTGACTGTTGCCCAGAGAGATGGTCCCTCACTGTGTATAAATCGGCCAATTTTGAACAATTCACATAAGTTGTGTCTCGCTGCTCCAATTCAAGGATGGATTTGTCCAATTCTTCAATTGAAATCAAGAGATATCAACTCCGATTTTTTTAGTCTTTTTACGGTATTTTTCGTGCAGTTCGTCTTGCATTAAATAGATCGCGGACATGTCGTATTCTATGCTTTCCAGCTTGATATGCAAGCGTTCCACGCACTTTAATTCCTTGTCCACATCCATTACAAGTTCTTTCACCTTGCAAGCAGCCGCGACTTCTCCCAGATTGTATAAATCAGTGTAGGATTTTTCATAGAGTTTTTTGGTCTCTACTTCCCAATCCCTCCACTTAATAAATGCATCCCGGATGGCGCGCCGTTTTGTGCTGGCGTCAACTTCTTGTCTCGTATAATTTCCCCAGCTCGCAGGAATAAGCGAAGGCCCCGCCGGATGCCCGCCGGGCAAAAGCTTCCCGTAATGGTTGATGTAATATCTGTGTACAGACCGCATGCATGTTGATTCGTCAAGATAGTGGTATTCCTGCATGCGTTTAAAACCGTGCAAAGACAAAAAGTCGAAATAATCCGCCATCTGCCCGTGCAGCATAATGCCTTCTATCTGGTGGTTGGAAATCGCATTAAAAATTTCAGATACTGTCACTTACTTAGCACCTCCAATATTTCGGCTAATAGTGCGATAATTTTATCATTGTCGTACTCATGTATTTTTTGCCGCGTAAGAATATTTTCATTTATTTCGACATTTTGTAAGTTGGCTGCCAAATTGGCTGTATTTATTCCAATTATAGCGCGATAATATTCTTGCGTGTCCATATTAGCAGAGGCGAGTAATAACGACATTCGCTTGGATAAAAGTCGCCGCAATGCCAACGTTGCGAATTTGCACGGTCGTCGGAGCCACATTGCATGCGCAGGTATTATCGCACGGCACCTGTACATGGGTCGTAAAAGATAGAGATTCGATATCAGCAGCAGCAGTGCTTGCAGCCTCAGTCAATCCGCCCGGGTCTGCTAAGCCATCACGGAACAGCTGCACAATGATATTCCCGCCAGCGGCTGTAGCAAACGCGGAGGCGTCGAATGAAATAATGTAGAGACCTTTTTTGTTGAATTGAAAAGAGCCAGCGCCAGTCTGCACGACTGCACAGCCTTTTTCGAAGTTGTTGTTAAAAGGGATGCTTGACAGAGCCGGAACGGCGATATTTTGAGAATAAGATTGAAGCATAATAAATTCCTTTCAAAAATAAAAAACCGGGAGCATACGCCCCCGGTCGGTTTAGGCGTACTAATACGCTCGATTATACGTTGCAACCACAACCGGTGTTGCAACAAAACGGATTCTGCGCAGCGAACGTTGTGGCCGTAGGATAACGGACTACGCCGCACAAAGCGCTCTGAAGCTCAAGCTGCTGTACACGGGCCTGAAGCGCAGCCGCCTGATCAGCGCACATTTTGTCAAGCACTTTCTGCGTGCCAGCGGTAATCGCCGCGTTAGTTGCCGCAGAATAGTTCGCCATGTCGAATCTTACGCTATCGATCGCACGCTGTGTAGTGCAGCAGCAATCGGCAAGCTGGCTCTGGATATTGCTTGTGTTCTGCAGCGCCTGATATCCGATGGTACAGATTGCATTGTCAGTCTGGCGCGCAATAGCCGCCTGGTTGTCGGATATCCGGCCAACAGCGTTCTCCAGATTATTAAAGTTCATAGCGTCGCACAAACCCGCTTCAGTCACAGGCTGTCCACCGGCATTTCGATTACCGCCGAAAAATCCGCCGCCGCCAAAAATAAGGGCAAACAGGATAATCATAATCCAGCCGCCGCCACCGCCGCCCCAACCGTCACAATCGTTATTTCGAGTAACAGCCGCCACGTCGCTCAAAGAATAGTTGTCTATCGTACTCAATCCTTTCATTTTTTAATTTATTATCATCGCGTAGCGCTCCGCGATCACAATCACATTTTTCTCCGGGGTCTAAGTAAGCGCCGCAATACGGGCACTTATAGTAATAGGTATTCATTTCAAAAATTGTCGCACCTGTTCCATGTCGACGCCATACTGTTGCGCAATCTGCTCTGGGCTTTTGCCTTGGTTTTCCTGCAAAAATTTCGCAAATTGAGGATTCTGTTTTGACATCATTTGAATAACGGCATTTGGATCCTTTCCACGAAACATCTGCATCATCTGCATAATGTTTCCTATCCCGCCTTGTTGTCCGCCCATCATTCCTAACAATGGATTCATTCTGCATCCTCCTTAACATTTTTTCGTGTAGGCTTCGCTGTCGCTGTAAGCGTTGCTATAAACTGATCAAATTCCTGCCTCGTGACATAATCCGTCGCCGGAGCCGCTTGTACTGCCTCTGGGTCGAATTTCGTGAGTTGATAATACTCTGTTGATGTAAGACCCATCCCGTTAGCTTCTCGCATGGCAATAACAGGCTCGTTTTGTACGATAACCAAAGCTTTGTTCAGCCCTCGCATATCAAGTTCTTTTACATGAGCGACGCTTGGAACGTAAAGGACTGCCGGGGCCTGTTGCTGCGGCTGTGCCTGTTGCTGGGTGAAACTCTGTTGCTGTACTCCCTGTGGTTGCTGATATCCCATCTGTGGGGCATATCCGTATGGGCTATATGGGTTTACGCCAAACATATAATCACCATCCTTGTTGTCTTAATTGTAAAACAAAAAAGCCCCCCGCTTGTCCAAGATGCAGACAAGCCGGGGGCAATTTTAATACATATTTAATTCAACAAAGTTTTCCGCCTAATAGATGCCAGCACATTATTTATTGTGCCGCGGCTTACGTCCAGTTCAGCGGCAATCGATTCAATCTCCCATCCTTTACGGTAGAACAATTCAAACACGCACTTTTCGCGGTCTGTGAGCCATTGGTAAGAGGCCATCGCCTCAAGTTGATGGACCGTAAACCTGTATTTCATATTCTTACCTTCAGAAATTATAAAATATCGTCGATTTTACATTTCAAAGCTTCAGCTAAGGCTTTTGCCATTTTTAAAGATGGGTCATTTGTTCCATTTTCCCATCTTGCTACGCACACTTGAGAACACCCTACTTTTTCAGCAAGTTCAACTTGTGTTAGGCCAGCTTTTTTACGAACTTCTTTTAATTTTTCCATTACGAAAACCTCGGAATTTTGAACTGTACTGTATCGCGGCCTGGGCGCTCAACGCGAATTTCACGGAGCTCAATATCGGTGTTACACATGTCAAATTCTTCATCGTATGAGCGCTTCAAATCGATGTAGTATTCCCACTTCCCGATTTTATCATCTTGACCAACGACCCATTGCTCCCCATCTTCTCGGCACTCAGTCGCAGCCTGTTCGATTTCTTCCCATACGGCTGCGCCATCTACGACGAGGCCAGTGTTTTTCAAAAAGAGGTCTTCAAGTATTGTGTTTCTATTCATAATTCATTCTCCTTTTTTTGCTTAAAATTAGAAGCTCTCACAGCAGGACTTCGGAATCCAATGCTTAACTGTGCCAAACTCGCTGAACCACTTAACAAGGATTGCTTTTTCTGTTTCGCGCTCAATCTTAGCATCGTCCGAAATGCTGATCGCATAGCGCTCGCCGCTCGTGAACTCTTTATTCAAGAACCAGCTTTTTACAACGATCTTGTGGGCAAGAGCCTTAGCGCAAGCCCACGCAGCTTTCAGGCTTTCAGAAAATGTACGTCCGCCTTCGCGGTAAAAGCTCCAAGCGTCTTTCATGATCTGGCTAAGATTGAACTTTTTCATTTCTGATTCCTCCGTTTGTTCCCTTGTCTATGTCTATATTATATAACAAGTTTGTTATATTTTTAATTGGCAAGTTGCACGAACATCAAACCATTTTCATGTGCATTTTATAACAAGTTTGTTATAAAACATGTAAAAAAAACAAGGGGCTACCCAATCGGATAGCCCCTAAGGATTACTCCGTTTTGTTTTTTTGTTTAAGAATCTGGTTTACATACACGCTGCACCCAGCCGCAAGTACACCCTGCACAATGGCCGTAAACAGCGCCAGCACGACACTTTGCCATCCGGTAATGGTGGAGGTCGATATTACCCACAAAGCCGCCAGAGCAATGCCTACAGCGCCCAGCGTGATGGGGATATTCTTGTCCTTAACGGCCTGCGCGTTTTTCAGCGCCATGCCCAAAAAGTAGAGCACAACGGGCAGCACCGCCAGCTCAGGTTTGATGTAGTTGATAATCTGTTCCATATGTTCCTCCTGCTTTATTTCTGTTCCAAAAGCGTAATGCGCTTCTCGTGATTCTCAATCCTGCCATCCTGCTCGTCGTTGTGCTCCCAAAGTCGGCGGTGACTTTCTTTCGCAGACTTTTTCTGCTCTTGCATGTCGTTTTTCAACGTATCAAGCAGCACCGTCAGTTTTGTGAGGTTGCTGTTTAGTTTAATAACCGGAGCGCCTACTGTAGCAAGCAGGCCAACCAGAGCAACAAGCACTGTTATAACAGTCCATTCCATGGAGGTTATACCTCCTTGGTGGTGATATAAGTATCCACGCCTTTCTTTTTCAGTTCTGCTGCATAGTTTTCAGCGTTCTTTTTGCTTTTAAAGGCTCCGGTCTGCACAGCATACAGTTTGCCGTCAGGCGCGGTATCGTCTCCTTTTCCGCTGTTGTACAGCGCGTTGTAATAGTCCTGCACTTTTTCCACAAACGTGGCCCAAGTGTACGGCTCGCCCTTCCTGATACGGCGAGGGCAGTCCTTCCCACTCCACTTATTGTGCTGTACAACGTTGGACAGCGGGATATCCCAGTCGTGCATCAGACGCGCCGTCAGTTCTGCGGCGTTATCCGTGGCCGCGCGCAGATTGCTCTCCGGGTTCTCGCAGATTTCGATTGCAAGGCTCTGGCGGTTGCCCGTTCCGTTGCCTCCGTCACCCGCATGCCATGCGTTTTCAGTATCCGGCAGCAGCCTTACAATCAGTTTATCATCCACAACATAGTGATAAGACACCTGTTTATTCTGTCCGCCGTTTCGTGTCATGTACGCACCGTGGCTTTCAGCCCCTGCGCCTGCGCTGGTGTTGGCCGTGTTGTGGATTGTGATGTACTTCGGCGTCATAGGGTTGCCTGGACGCGCCGCAGTACCTTTCGGAATAAACATTTCTTTGATTGCTGTCATGATGTTTGCCTCCTTAATATGTTTTGCTTGTAATTTACTTAAATCATTTATAAATCGGAAGAGAGCTCTAACGGTGTATTACCCATTACAAAAGTAGCGGTCTGATTCTTTTGCGTAAATGTACCAGAAAGGTCCAGCACAACCCACCCTGGGCGGTTTATAGCCCCTGGCGTGCCGCTATATGCCGAGGTCGTTCCGTCGCCGCAATATGCGGTGCCACTAATCGCGACGGCAGTGGGCGCAATTCGCATTGTAGATGGCGTAGGCATCATAATAAAAATATGCTTTCCTTCCCAATCTACATAGCCACTACCAACCATCTGCCAATTTGGAATGCGTAAATAATATCTCTGGCACTCCGCCAGCTCCGCCCCGTATTCCTTCGGCACATATGGTGTTGTAATGCCGCCTTTTTCAGCTTTTATCCACTCTATCGCAACGCTACCGGAGGTGATGCCAATGCCGAACCACGCCACGTTTGTACTGCTGTAATACTCTACGGTGAAGAGGAACGGCCCTTTGTTATATGCCTGCTGCATATCGGCCGCCAGCGTGATTGTATGGCTGTATGCGACACCGCCAGCAGAAGCAGACAAAGTGACTTTATCACCAATGTTTAGGCCCTCTATTCCTTGTCGCATGTAGCTCAGAGTAAGCCCGAAACGCTCGATGGCGTTGTCCGCCTGAAACGTAAGGGTATGCGCCTTCACATCATACTTCCCAATTAGCGTCCAACGATCAATACAGTATTTCCACGTATCTGTATAACTCCCAACGCCCCTCTGGTTCACCGGATTTGTGAAATTGCTGTTGTCCAGCAGGTTCGGATTGCCGACCTGTGTGAACACGCTTTTCAGCATCACTGTGGACGCCAATACGGAAAACCGTTTCTTGATTTTTCCAAACAGTACGGACAGCTTTTCCCCGCTGGCTATATCCGCGTCCTGTGACGCTTCGGAGAACGCTACGGTGTTATTTGACACGTCGCTACGGGAGCCAATCAGCTCCGTCATCCGCACCTCAAGCTCGCCGCCGGTCATGACGGTGAGAGGCCCAGCAGCATTGTCGAAGTCCAGAGGGTCGGTGGCGTAGGTTTCGGGGGAACTGAGCACATAGGCAACTTCTGCGCCTGTGGAAAGTTCTCCCGTGCTAGATATCCACGCCGTTGTGATGCTTTCGTCCGCATAGCTTTCGATGTAGCCCGTCATGTATTCCGTCAAGCACACGTCCAGGCCATTGGCGCCGTCGTAGGCGGTACTCTGATAGTAGACGGTGAGCGGGTTATCGGTAAGCCACGCTTTAATTTCCTCCAATGTCTTACAGCCTGGAACGCGGAAGTTAATAGCCTCGACCGATGAATCATTTTGTACACTGATACCTGGCACATCCAGTGCGTATGTGCCACCAGCTCCGCCGGAAGGCAGCGTCGGCAATTTATCACACCCAATATCGCCTCGTACCGCAACATTCACTGGAGGTAAATCCGTTCTCAGTAAATTAAAACGATGCGATGTTCCAATGATAGAGCCCTCGCCCGACATACTGATGTCGCTGTTTTGGTCTATGATGATTCGCTTATCATAGACGCTCTTAACCCTCGTCCGGCACACATCCCTCACATCGCCAACCTTATGCAGCGGGCGCGGGATGGGGAGAGGTGTCACACTGCCCTGATAGGTTTCGTATGGTAGTGGCTCCGCGCTTTTAATGATGTATGGGTGATAAGTTCTATTTACGACACTGCCTTTCGTAATTACAATATACACTCTTGCAAATTCGCCATAAGGTTGTATCGTTAGGTCGAAAAATGTAAAACCATTTTTTGTGACTGGGTAGTCGTACGCTGGAACGATTCCCGTCAAGCCTATGAGCCTATACAGTGAAGCGGGTATGTGATTTAGATTAAGATACGTTTCTGCTGTCGCTGTACCAGACACGGTAATGGTTCCATCAGCATTAACGGCAATATTTAGCCCATTTTTCGTCTCGCTCACTTGACTATGCGGCAGCGGCAGCAAGTTCCTCCCGCACACATGAACGCTATCCACCCCCGTGAGCGCCACAGGAGCCTCCGTCGTCCCGCCCTGCGGGGTTTCGCCGTAGGCTGTGATGGACGCGATACGGTTTGCGCCCGCGTAGGCGATGGAGACGGGTGTGCCGTTGTATGTAACGGGTTGGCCAGCAGCCCAGTCTTTGGACATTGCGGCATTATCTGCGGCGTCCTGTGCGCTTTGTGCGGCGTTTTCGGCTTGCTCTGTCGCATCGGTTACGGCTCGCAGCGCTTTTGCAATTTCAGCTGTAAGTACGTTGTAATAATCGCTTGAGATGATTTCTGCGTCAGTCAGGACGCTTTCCTCTACAGAAATTTCAAACGTAAATGTTGTAAGTTTTTCTGATGCAGCATTATACATGTTGATTTCGCAATGGACACAGCCTGCCGCGGTCAATACCTGTTCCACAAGTTCTACTGTAACTGTATTGCCAGATACAGTAATGGCCGGAGAGTTGTCCGGCAGCGCGTCATAAAAGCCCGCTGTGCCGTCTGGTTTTTTATATCGGAAAGCAATCTCTGTTCCGCTTGGCACCTGATAGTCTAATCTCCCAACGTATAGATGCGCCGCGATGTAACGTGTGTTTCGGTCGTTTTGTTTTGCCTTTATAATGACCGGACTACCCGTTTCAAGTAAATCAAGCGTTATGTTTTTTGTTACTTGCATGTTGCCTCCTTATATCGGCCCTAAATAAGTAATTGTTTGGCCGTCAATTGTTGCTGTTTTTTTACCATATTCCGTGCCGTTTAACTCCAATACCATTTCAGTGCGGCTTGAATTAGGTTGCACACTAAAAGAGCATGATAACCCTGTTCCCTTTCTGGCGAGAATAAATGGATATGCAAAATAATTGACGCTGTCATGCGTTGACGATGCTCCAATTTGTACTTGACTTGCTTCAGACAAATTTCTACCAGAGAATACAGCTCTTGATGCATTAATTTGCAGGTCTTTTTGATTTCCATAAGTAACTTGCGATAAATCTCCCACCTTTACACCATTAAAATAAAACGAAATAGCGCCATTTCCCAATGTTACTTGAAATCCGTCACTTGCTGTTGTTATAGACCCTGTTAAAGATGCCTCTCCCGTCTCCATGTTAATACTTGTCGCACCATTCAAACTCTGCAAAACACCTGCTTTGATAAGATTCGCTGTCAGCACGCCTGTCGTGATGAAGTCTGCTACCAAACTCCCGTCAATCGTCCAAGCATTTCTGTAAGGCCCGTTTACACCATTCGTTGAAAACCCAATGCCGTTTGTATTTATACGCAACACATTTTTTGCGGTTTCGGCGCTTGGCGTGTCCAGAAACAAGATTTCTTTCCATGTGCCGTTGTCATCTTTAACCGCTATTACATAGCCATCGGCACTCGTTAGCCAATTCGTAGCGTTGTTTATGGCTTTTTGCATTGCGCTCGTTGTCGGTGCTTTTTCTATTTTTTGCTGCTGGTCTGCAATTGTATCTGCAATATTGGTGCGCGCTTCGCCAAGCTCCACACTTGTATAGCGTTCTTGCAGCACATCATAAACGGTTTTTACGCATTTGGCCGTTGCAGATACTCCCAATTCCGGAAACTCAACATTCACCGTATCGCAAAGTTCTACGCGTTCCAAAAGCGCAATGTTTTTATATTCTTCGGTCTGTTCAAGCTGAATAAACGATACATCCAGGCTTACTTTAGGCACACCAATGTTATTTGCCGTCATGTATGTATTAGCGCGGTTCCTTAGCTGCTCCTCCGTAGGCGCGCTTTCAAACTCTTGCGATAAATCCAGCGCCATAATTCGTGTAAAATTATATGTGCCGGGAGCGTTTAGAATTTTTTCAGGAAGTGTGACAAGGTTGTTATCGGTATCCATCCAATATGGATAAACGCCTGTATAAACGCTGGAAATGTTTTCGTCTTGTTCAAGGCTAGTAAGATTTTTACCATACCTGATAGATACCCCGCGATTCATTCCGCGTTGGTTATATAGACGAACGGTGTATCGGTCAAATTGATATTCTCCGCCATATACATCTAATACGCTGCCTTGTTGACCACCTAGCAACGAACGCGTAGACGTTGGTGCCAATACAGACATTGTTGCAACAGTTTCTTTATCCGTCCAGAATGTAAACGGGCTTTCGATTGCCGCGCTACTTTGCAGCTTGGACATAGCTTCTGCCGCGCTCCCGGCTGTAAATGGAGACACAGGGATTCCGGATAGATCATAACTGATGTGTTCACCATAAATCGTTATAATTCCGTTGAGCGGTTTGGTAATCCTATAAATGCGAAATGGCTGCGCGTTGTCTATGGGGCTTGGAGGTGCAAAAATAATGTTTCGTGTTTTTATTTCTTCATAATGGATTCCTGTAATCGGATACTGCATTTCAAGTTCAAAAATGCCGTTGCGTTCCTCTGTGATTTCACAAAAAATGGCATCAGTTAAAATTCCGATGCCATTCGTATCAAAATTGTTTTCTGTGGATTCAAACAAAATAGGATTCATAATGTCCACCACCTTGGCGTGATTTCTATTCCTGTGATTCCGCCGCTCCAACCAATTTGATTTTCACCATGTTCCAATTTTGGGAATGTAGCAGCAGAAATTGTATTATTCTTATTTTCTGTGCCCTTGTAAGCGTTTTGCGTGTCACAATCAAGCATCACGTACTCTTCGATGTTTTTAAATTGTACTGAATATTCCCCAATCCGGAGCATTCCGCTTCCGTTTCCGCTTACCTTTATAATAGGCAGCGCCGGAAATCCGAAATTATACAAGTTTCCAGACGCTGAAAATGATATTGGGTATTCTCCGGATTTTAAAAATTTTTGAGGCATGCAATCAAATTCAATTGAAAACGGAGCCAAAAGCTTCATGCGGATTTCGATTTCAGGCCCATTTATAATCCTTGCCATTCGATAACATTCGGGCTCGTCTGTTGTTTCAAGCCTGCGATATCCTTGGGTAAGCAAAGTCCAGCGAAAGATTCGATCTAGCGCTTCATTCACGCCGCGTTGTAAAGCAAAGCAATCTACAGAGCCTGTTTGGTTTGTAAACGCTCCCTGATAAAAATGTAGGTCTCCGTTGCGCCCCGGAACCGATTCTGTAGATACTTTCGGCGTTGCTTGGCTAAACTCAATAGGCCCTTGCAAATAAATTCCAAAATCTTCGGAGCATTCACCATCAAGCCAAAAACGATCTTTCAAGCTCGTGCCGCCTCCCTTCTGGAAAATGCATTTTGAATTTTATACATAACAATATCGGCAAGCTGGTTGACATCTTGGCCTTGCGCTCCATACACATTTATATTGATGCCTTCGCTTGGGGAATTTCCCCTTAATTGTTTCGCCTGTTTTGCGGGGACAACCATTTCACCTTTGTGCAGTTCTGCGATGTATCCATCAAACGGTACATAGTCAAGGCCGGATGCGTGCGAGCCATTAACGCTTCTGCTGGATGTTTGATTCACGTTAACGCTTACGCTTCGATTTCCAAACAGAGAATCCCACAATCCGTTAAACCACGAAACCAGGCCGTTCCATGCCGCGGCAATACCATCTATAATCCCCTGAACAATTTGTCCGCCAGCTCGCATTAAATCCAAATACAAACTTGCAAGGCCGTTTATAATAGCATTGATAAGCTCCGGTAATGAAGCTACCAGTTGTGGAATAGCTTGCATAATGCCTTTTATTAAATTAAGTAAAATGTTTATACCGGATTGTATGATAGTTGGTAGATTTTGAGATATGAAGGTAGTAAAAGACTTTATAATTTTGGGTAATTGTCCAACCAATTGGGGAATTGAGTTGATAATGCCATTTACCAAAGAATTGAGCATTTCAACGCCTTTTTCAAGAATAGACGGCAAATTTTCCGTAATAAAATTTAGAAAATCGTCTATGATTTGTGGCAGTCGACTCATCATATCAGGCAATCCATTTTCTATGCCTGTTGTTAGTTGACTTAATAAATTAGTGCCAGTTTCAAGCACCTGAGGCAAACTGCTGGCGATCCCTTCGACGATACCACTTACAAGCTTTACACCTGCGCTTAAAAGAGACGGTAAAACATTTGTAACTAGTCTCGGTACCGCCTCTCCAATCACAGGCGCCAACTTTGATATAAGCGTACCAACGCCAATTAACGTTTGCTCTACTCTTGGGATAATATTTTTTGCTGCCGTTGCAGTGCTATCTACAAAATTGTTAATCAGTTTATCCAAATCGGAATTTTCATCTGCAAGACCTGTGACAAGATTGCTCCATGCTGATTTCATGGAATTTATGCTGCCTTCAATGGTTTCCGAAGCTTCAGCTGCTGTTGTGCCCGCAATCCCCATTTTTTCCTGCATTACATGGATAGCTTCTGTGATATCGGCAAATGAAGAAATGTCATACTTGATACCTGAAATCTTTTGCGCATCCTTTAAAAGACGCTCCATTTCTTCTTTTGTGCCACCATACCCAAGTTTGAGATTATCGAGCATAGTGAAGTTTTGTTTTGCAAATCCTTGATAAGCATTTTGTATCATATCGATACTTGTACCCATCTTATTTGCATTATCAGACATGTCGGTTATGGCTTGATCAGCCACAACTGCTGCTTTTTCTGTGTCACCGCCAAGACTTTGAATCAAAGACGCAGAAAAGCTAGTCACAGTATTCATGTATTCATTTGCAGACATTCCGGCTGTTTTATATGCATTTGCCGCATACTGCTGGACTGTATCAGACGCCTGCTTAAATAATGTGTCTACACCACCAACTAACTGCTCGTACTCTGCATAGTTTTCAACAGATGCTTTTGTCAATGCCGCAATGCCTGCTGCCGCTGCCCCGATTGCAGCAACACCAACCTTTGCCGCCGCTGCAAGACCTGTTTTTAATTTATCTGCAAATGATGATGTTTTTTTGCCTGCATCATCTATGCCTTTTTGATATTCACTATCATCTAACGTAATTTTTGCATACAGGTCAAAAAGATTCAGAGGTGCCCCCTCCTTTCGTTGAGATGGCACCTCTTAGCCCATCTCTCTCAACACTTAGAGAGAGGAAAGAATATTTTTCATGTGATTGATAATTTCGTCCTTTGTGCGCGTTTCTTCCGGTTTTGGATCTATAATTTCAATGTATCTAGCCTTCATGTACGAGCCGCCAGAAATTCTTGATACATTTTCTCCAATTACTTTAAGCGCGTCTGTCACATATACTTCATATGCGATTTGTTTTTGCTTTTCATTGAATTTTGATATGGCATACCGCGTAAAAGCAATTACGCTGTTGTATCCTCTGTATTCTCCTGCACAGAGCCAGAGGAATCCCCGCTCTGTGCTGAGGTAAAAAGTTCCGTAAAGGCTTCATCGGTCATCAAATCAACAAAATCTTTTGTGATCTTTACAAGGTTAAGCTTTTTACTGTATTCTGCTGCACTTGTTCCCTCAACGGATGCCAAAATTGAAATAATATCCGCTTTGTGATTTTTTAGCAGCTGTGGGAGTGACTTTTTTGCTCGATTCAGCAAAAATCCTTTTGCCGTTTCGCCTTCCGGAAGCTTTTCTCGTTTAAACATTGCTGCCGCAATATCATCGGTTGCAATATTGGTAATAGGCTCAATAATTTCAGCGATTACATCCAAAGTGCGTTCGCCTTTAATATCAGATAGTCTCATTATTCACCTCGTTTATTCAGTAGGAGCAGCACTATAAAACTCCATCGGCATCGAATCTTGTGCATCAATCGACACATGGCCAGTCAGTTCTACGGATACTTGTCCCTTACCATTCTTCGAAGTCTGTAGGGTAAACCCGCCAGTAGAAAGAGCATTTTTTAGACAAACAGCAACCATACCTCCGTCGGCACGGTCTCCAACCCACCATAAATCAGCAAAATCGGATTGCTTCAGGTCACGTCTCGGCGTAATTTTCGTCGAATCTGGGCTACCAATATCCGCTGCGCCCAACGCCAATCGGATAGATTCTGGCGATGTTCCAAGCGATGTAAAAGACATCTTGCATTCCCAGCTATCCAGATGTTTCAGCTCTTTCATATTCACGGGGCAGTTATCAACATCCTCGCCCATGTCAGAATACGTCGGTACACACGAAACATTGATACCGCCTGTTGTTGCGCACACAATATCTGCATCTTCTGGCGCTGTGGGAGTCGCTGGTGTAAATTTTTTAAGCACAACACCCGCATCAAGTTGCATTTCTTCAAATGTGCTCTGAGGAATTACTGTAAATTTTCCCATTGTATTTCTCCTTTCAAAAAACAAATGCCACCCATTCAAAATTTTGAACAGGTGGCAACGTTTAGCCCTTCCCTCTCAACACTTAGAGCGGGGGAATATATTTAATTTGCTGTTAAATATTCTGCGGTTACATTCAAGTACCGCCGCTTGATATTTGCATCCGTCTCATCTTTTAGTGATTGACACCATGGAGAACCGCGTTTTAACCAAATATAACCGCCATCGCATGTAATCACTTTTCCGCCAGTTCCAAGTGCATTAGACACTTCCTGTGCTTTATCGTTTGGCGTTTTTTCGCTTGTTGTATAATACCACAAATTAACAGTCAAACTTACCTCTCCGCCTTCCCAAGCGTCAGTGACGAGCTCGTATGTTAAATACGGAAAAACAACATCGGAGGGAACTGCGGATGCAGCATACGCTGGTAAAAACTGTGTAAAAAAACTTTGCAATGCCGCTGCTTTTGTCATTGCGGCAACTCCTTTCGTTCTGCCGTAAAATATTTAAGATTAAACGATGCAGAACCAGGTGATTTCTTTTCTTCCGGGTTTGAAGTAACACGATATGTAAATCCTGTTGCTTTGTCTTTAAAGTAATCGTTATACTCAATAGGCACTGTCTTTTGCACCAACGCCGAATACAAACTTGTTACGCCTTCTTTTTCGGCGCGTCGTGCTTCCATGCTCGTGTCCAAAGCTTGATGGTTAATAAAAACTGCGCCTTCCGACCATTGCAAAATATAACCGCCTTCTCCATCCGGAATACGCGTTTTTTCCATAATTACACATGGAATAGCAAAATCATCTAACAAACTCATAACTACCTCCACGGATAATCAGGGTCAAACGGGCGTTTATATATCGGAGTATTGATTTTAGTGGGCTGCACAGCGTCACAATTTCCCACTTTTCGGTATGCATCCAATTGAGATTTAAACGCATCTTGCCATCCGATAGCATTTCCATTGTTGTTTGTGGCTTTTGTGTAAGAATATCCACCAAAACTTTCGGAAACATACGGCCCCGAAACTCCATTTTTTGTTTTCCATGCAATGATCTCTTCTGAAACCGTTATAATCGAGTTTGGCACTGCAAGCGCCCAAACAGCTCCGTCAAAAGTTTCATCGACAAGCGTTAATTCGTTTCCGTATTTATACAATCCGTCGTTAAATACGCTACCGATAATCCTAAAATATTGTTTATCAACAAGAAACGGCAGCGTAATGCCGCCGTTCTCAATGGTATAAACATTCTCATGTATTCCATTTGGCACTAAAAACCAATTGTTTATGTGCCTAAGAACTTCCTCAAGCATTACGCTGCCTCCCTGTCTTATGCTTAAGCTCCGGTTTTAGGCGATGTAGCAATCCCCTTAAGTACCGCCGCTTTAAGAGTGTTTTTCAGTGCAACGCCAGCCACAAGTTCAACTTCGCCAGTTTTGACCGCCCCCGGGGACATCAAGTCAGGCATATAAGACTGGATTACACTGGTTCCCGTAGGAGAAATACCGTGGAAACCATCAAGGCCAAGCGACACGGCATAAATCTCGGAAGTGCCGGCAGCAGACGAACTGGCCGCAGTATCCGCCACAACATCAACAGTCGCCGAGCCGTTATAGTATTTTCCTGCATCCATCAAGGGAATGCCGTTGTATGTTTCTACATATCGGCCAAAATCATCTTTGGTACGATCATAATACCCAGCGCGGCGCGCACATCCACGCACTCGGGTAAGCATTTTGGAGTTCATCAACAGCATTGACGGCGTGCCATCCAGCGCCGTAAGGAACCCATCCAACTCATCCAGAAAAGCATTGCAGTTTGCATCCAGTTCAGCGGCGCTTGTAAGGCTTACGGCGCTGGTAATTTCATTAGACGTACCAGCCAACAGTTTCTTAAGGCCGTCAAACGTGTTCGGAATAAACCCAGCGCCGGAAGACGCCGAAGTGCCGTTGATTACAAGATTATGGAAATAATTCGCCGTCGCTTTGATTTTCTGCTCCGCCTGGAATGCCAGCTCATCAATTGCGCCGCTCGTGTTCTGTAGCACACGGTCAATCTGGAATGCGCCACCCATAATGATTGCATTTGTAGTTCTCTTTTCGCGTTTCGCTTCGCCAGCAGTGTATTCGCTGTTAATGGTACGTACTGCCGCCGTGCTGGGAGTTTTCAGCTGAATATACCCATAAGACAGGGTAGAACCACCAGTCCCAGGAGAGATACAGTTGTCAAATGTCAAACGATCCAGCAGCAACGAGCTGCGACGAAACATATCAATGACCTGCTGGTCAACTTTGTCGGCCATACCGACCTTAGCTTCTGCAAGAGTAATAGGCATAATTAATTTATCCTTTCTCGTATTTAACCCGCAAGGCATCTGCAAGATTTTTAGGCTCTGCGGGGCTTGGATTGTTTGCCGGAGGATTAGGGGTTTTCACTCCATTTGTCGTTTCAACAACAACAAAATCTGCCCATTCTTTTTTTGCGTTTTCCGTCAATTTTTCGGCATCTTTAATTTTTCCATCTTCGATTTCAAGACTATCAATATCAGATACTTTTAAAATTGCATCAATACGTTTTTCACTAATCCCGGCGTTTTTCAAAATTCCACGGTAAGCAGATTCCTTTGCTTCGTGATTTTCTTTTTGTGTCTGTTCGTTTTTGAATTTCTCAAAATCCTCTTTGAGAGCGTCATATTTGACTTTATAGCTGTCTTTCTTTCCAGCTTCAAGGTCAGCCTGCGCTTTTTCCAGTTGCTTTCGGATATCAGGCAGGACTTTTGCGTCTTCCTCATACTTTTTCAAGTCAGTCTTTAGGCCATCGACTGTTTCGCTATGTGCTTCGATAATCTGATCGATCTTATCATCCTCGATACCCATAGCTTTCAACATTTTTCGTGTAAGTGCCATTTCTATCTTCCTTTCCTTTGTCCCCGGTCCATCGGGGCGATAGATTGTATAAAAACCGCCGTTCTTTGCGGTGTTTACCAAAAATAAAAAGCGTGAGCAGATACCGAGATTTTCTCGATATCTACCCACGCTCGGGTCTTCCGCCTCAACGCTTAGAGGTAGTGTCAATATTTAATTATTCAACGCCAAGAAATTCATCCAGCGCTTTTTTCAAAATGGAATTTACGCTGATTCCCTCTTCTTTTGCTTTATTCCTCACCTTTTCGGCGTAATCCTTTCGTACCTTGCACCCTAACACGGTCATGTGCTCTGAAATATACTTGTTATTCGCTCTTCTCTGCGATTCTGTCAGCGCCATTATACCACCTCACAAAAAGATTATAACAAGTGGTGCATGGTTATGCAATACATAAAATGCACAATTTACATGGTTAAACTTTATATATTATACCAATTGATTATATGGTTAAACCATGCTATTATATACTTGTAAGGCAGAGAACCAAAACTCTTACAGAAAGGAATGAGGTGAATGGACGAAATGACAACCGCGGAACTCAATCAGTACCTGGAGAACATCGCAAAGCTGATTGAGGCCACCGCCAAAGACCCCGAAACCGCTGCTAAAATCGTGCGGGACAGCAAGGTCAAGGCATAAAGAGTGGGGCGGATGACCTACCAAGCGCACCGCCCCACACAACCAAAGGTGAGCCAGGAGCCTTACCCCGGCCACCTTGATTATAGCAGCACAAGGCAGATAAATCAAGGCCGCAGGCCGGGAGGGAAAAGAAATGAGCAATACAAGATTTAACAAACTGTGGGATGTACTACACAAGGCCGGAGAAGTTAGATTTTCTGACCACAATGAATCTCTTTCACTCTCACTTGTTCCATCCAGATACGGGCATGAAGTTTCTCTTCGTTCCGGAGGAAACACCGTCCTAGTCCACCATGACAAAGAGCGATTCCGAGAAATACTTGTTGACTAAATTGCCGTATATTTCTTCCCCGCCCCCTAACCGGGGCGGTTTTCGTTTTCATCAAGCAAGGCAAGAATCAAAGAGGCAAAAACCTTATTAATATCCATGCTCTTTATACCGGAAATAGCACATTTCATTTTTTCTATATAGTATTTGCTTACCGTTTCGTCTTTTTCCAGTTTTCGTATTTTTTCTTCGAGCAGTTTTATTTCATCGCTTTTATAGCCGGATTTCGGTTTTTCTTCATCAGGCATACATAGCGTATTGCAAAGCGATCCAGACGGTACAGAGCAATATTGCCCATCAATAAATTTTGAAAACTGGAGCTGTTGTTCTAAATCTCCCATGCCAATAAAACTTCCAGAAGCCATCATTGACATTTTATCACATCTCCTATCGTTCTTTCACTTCATCCCGCCGCACCCGCACAACTTTCACGCCGTTTAGTCCTTCCGTCTCAACGCTTAGAGGCGGGAATGATATTTAGTTGTCTTGTGGTGGCGCTGGTGTGGTTATCCAGTGCGTCACATCATATAGAATTTCATTGTCACTTTCACAAGCATATCCTGTTTTGCTATCTGCCTTTTTGCAAATCCGTCCCACCAAGTATTCTTTATAGGATGGCCCATGTACCATCGAGATTGCAAGCACTTCCGCGTCTGGTATAGTATCGGGTGTGATTTTTACCCATTTCATAATTTTACCTCTTCTCGCTTAATATGTATGATTTTAACACCATCTTTAACGGGAATCAACTCAACCCTGTCGCCTTTGGATAAAACTTTTTCAATGGCTTTGATTTCTTTTTCATCCATTTTTCATCTCATCCTCTATAATATTTCTGTACGTTTGCTTGTGGTCTGCAATGGCAGGCTTGAGAAACGGTTTCGCTGGATATCCTCTTGTATAATGCCATTTCCCTTTATCGTCCTGATACACCCATGGAGTGGGACGTCCTCCAGAAGTGTAAATACCAGTCCCAAGCTCCACATAAGGGGCATATTCTATGTTAGTTCCGATATATGCCGCTGGTTCATCGGTATCCACCTTATGCGAAATACTATTACGGAGATTTCCCGTATCAACCGGGCAAAGCTTCTTTGCATATCCCTCCGCTGTCAATCCGCACTTTGCCAGCGCTTTCAAACAGGATTCTTCAAAGGCGGAAATAACTTCTTTTGAGTTATCAGTAAAACTAACTTCCACGCTTCCACCTCATCCACTCTTGGTATGTCATGTCTGATATGACCTTATTTTCGCCTGTCTCCGTGTTTCTGGCCCGTCTTTGGGCGTTGCCGGCATTTACGTCAGGAAATGACGCAATCAGCGTGCAGCGGCAATTATATACCTCCTCCGGCCTACCCTGTGGGTCACCGGGAAAGCGGCACCCATTGGAAAATTTTTCGTCTGTCTCGACTTTTTCGCCGTCCAGCATAGCGTGACTGTGGCGGGTGCGCCCATCCAGCGTCGCCAGCCACTCCTTTTGTAGCTTAATGCCCATCTTCTGGGCCGCCGTGTAGCTGTCAATGCGTCCCGCGTTCTGCGCCCCCGTCACCGCCGTTCTGGCCGTCCTGATAGCGCTGTCGCGGTTCATGGTGGGGATTCGGGTCTGCAAATCGTCTGCCAATCCCTTGATGCTCTTGCCTTGCAAAATCCCACTGGTGACGGTGGAGGTTATCTGCTTCTTTCCATAGGTCAAATCAATGCCACGCTTTACAGCCTTTTTCGGCGGATAATAGGGCATCAAATCAGGCTGTTCCACAATCAGGCGTTTTACTGTCTGTTCGTCCCAAAGGTCAAAGCCCACATCGCCGGCGACCCGCTCAATGGTGTAGGCGGCATAATTGCGATTCAATGAGTAAATACCCTGTGTGGCGTCGTTTACATAGGAGACCGCCGTTTCATTGGCCTTAGTCATCCGTTCCGCCACTTTATCCCGCAGAGTCTCAAACCGTTTTCCGCGCCCGATTTGGGCCAGCCTCCATTGCTTATAGTCCTGCTCCGTCCATTCCCTGCCATTTACGACGGTGCCGATCAGGTCTTTCATTTCCTCGTCCCGCTTAGCAAAAGATTCAAAATAAGCGTCAACAGTCTCTTGCAATTCATCTCGTGCTTTGCGGTAAATACTAGCAATTCGGCGCTCAAGTTTTTTTAATTCTTCATCCGTTAGCTGATGCGCTTTGTCCGGCGTCGACATTGATATTTACCTCATCGAAGCGTTGCATTTCATCTGCGGCTTTTTGCTTCAAGATTTTATCTGCTGCATCCGGGTCGCCTAGAATTGTGCACGCTTTTTTCGTAATGTACTCATCATCTAAATACGGCGCAGCAAGCATTAAAGTGTTCATTGCTTCTGTCGGATTGTTGATTTTATTTCGCGTAAAAGTAGGTTTGTCTTCAATGCCTGCGATAGTAAATATCCCGTTCAAAAATTCTAATACGCAATATTCAAACTGGTCTGCTTTCAAATCAAGTGGAAGATATGCTGCATCAATTTCCGTTGCCGTTTTTTGCCCGCCTTGCAAAGATGTTACATTAAGAGCTTGGAAGTCGTTATACATATCTTGCTCCAAACGCTCTAAATATGCTATACGAGATTCATAAGGGATATCAATTGTGTGCGGTTCAATCTCTGCTCCAGCCACTGTATCTGTTACTACGGCGGCTTTAGTTGTTTTTACACGATCAAGGAATTTGGCAACGTCGAGATCGTCCATTCCGCCTGCGTTTTTTATCAACCAGTAAACTTGTGAAACATCATCCAAATCATTCGCAAATCCGCTTTTTATCAGGTCGTATGCGTCTATATTTTCCCTCAAACCAATAAGCTCACTTTGCCTATGAGGATTTCCCCAAAACGGTATAATTGGGAAACCAGAATAGTTTTTCCCGTCAACAATTTCAGGATTATCTACAGCGCTTGCCCTAGTAATTAAAATATATGGCCTTTTTTCTTCTTTCACGGTCATATCTTTGTTTTTAAACTTAATATATTCTGTGTACCCATCAAGCTCGTACAATGTGGCGCGCAATGGTTTATCTGCATCAACTTGCCAATATCGTATACCAGCCATGAGTGCTCCGTTTTCTTCATCATACAACGGTACAAATTCGGTCAGTTTGAACACTTCTAAATGATCATTATTCCAAAACCCAAAGGATACACCCTGTACTAAAGCGTTACGTCCCGCTTTCTGAATTACGTTATCAAAATTGCTTCCAAGCTTTTCTTTGTTGCTCTTTTTTTCAAGCGTAACGCCATTCCCAAGCAAATATTGGTTTTCCTGTGTAACGAACCGATTGAAAAAGTTAGACGCCATTTTGTAATTAGCACTGTAATTATCCGGTACAGCTTTACCACTCATGGTATAAAGCAGTTTTTGGTACGACATGATTGTTATGTTTCTCTGCCTATCGTATTCTTCAGCGTCTGCTGCGATACGGTACATCGTTGATGTTTTATGCTCTTTTATTGCAGCTTCAATAAAAGACATTCGAGCATTTTCATCTCTATTGGCATAAGCCCAATCGTTATATGTCTTAATACCAATTCACCACCCTTTCGCTCAACGGAATGTATTTTTCCTTTCCCGCTTTATATCGCAGAATTGTCATCACAAAATATCTTGTTTCATCCATTGCATGATCATTTTCTTTGATTGGTCTATCTTCATTCGATTTTTCGTCCCATCTATAAAGCCCAAATTCTCGGATTTCATCTTTGCAATCACGATGTATTTTTATCGTGCCATCCTGCAAATATCTTGCAGTTGTTACAATCCCAGGTACTACATCGTTTATAGCCTTACGCACGGAAAATCTATGATGCCGATGAATTACCTCAATGAACGATGCGGCGGACGGGTCCACAACAACCGAACGAATTTGTAAATCGCCTGCCAAATTTTCAAGATCTGAATAATATTCTTCATCCGTTTTATTCAATCGTTCGTCTCTGCCGGAATAGTAGTACTCTCGAATCCTTGTTGCGTGTTTCCCATCCCAACACCAAAGCCCTGCCGAAAATGGATTTAGCGTACCATAGTCTACGCTGATGTAATATTCTCCGCTGTCCGGAATATCATCTACAATATTTAACGCTCCAAACATGGGATAAATCAGCCCGTCAGCAGCAACCCACAATCCTCGTATGTATCGGTCGTAGAAAACGCCCGTATACTGCGTTCTGTACCGTTCAAGCGTTTTTTCGCTTAATGATGGGTTGTCCGTCATTTCAAAATGCAAATATAGGGCATTTCGCTCTTTATGTTTCTTTATCCAGTTAATATAAAACCAATGATGTGGATTGTCCGGGTTGCAAGAAAACCACAGTCTTGCGCCATCCACCGAGCATCGAGCAAGGGCCTGATTAAAAAAACTTTCTGGCATCAGCGCCACTTCGTCAAGCAGTACCCCTGCTAAAGTTCTCCCTTGTATCAATGCAAAAGAGGATTCGTCTTTTCCACCAAAAACCTCAAAATAGTTTGTAACAGCTCCACGTCGCACTTCTAAAATTTTATCAGCGCGCCTCCATCGCAAAGTATATCGTTCTTTTGCAAGTGTCATTGAAACAAACGGAACCACAATATTTTTGCTTGCGCTGTCTACAGTTTTACCGCAAATTCCGAATCGCTGACCGGAAAACTCCCGCATGGCCCAATCTACAAACGCCCACATCATGATAGAGGTTTTTCCAGAGCGCACAGCACCATCGCAGATGATGGCGTCGTATTTGGAGTAAGGGAAAGCGAGGATTTTCTTTTGTTTATCGCTAATCATCGCTTTCCAAATCCTCCGCTATTTCTCTCAAGCTCTTCGACAATCCATCCTCTTTTGCCGTTTCTGCCGTAGCTCCTCCAAAGGCTGTGAATTTATCGATTAATGTACCAATCGCCGTTGTAACTTCAGAAGCCGTTCTTGCATCTTCGATTTTTTTAGGAAGTACACGTAATCCAACTTCAATGATGTTGCACACGGCGTTTCGCTTGCTTTCCATATAAGCCAAAATATCTGCCGTATTCTCTTCTTTTTTTCGTTTGAGATTTTCTGCGATTCCTTGAGATTCTTCAACAACACGACGTACTGTTTGCCCACAAACCCCATTTTTTTTTGCAGTAGCATTATAGCTTTCAGTTTCAAGATAATCGGCAATAATTTTCTTTTTCTGCTTGTCGGTCAACCTTGCAGCCATAACACCACCCTCTTTATATAAAAACCACATAGGCTAAATCTTCTTGCCGGGTCTTCCCCGGCATCATTGCTTTGTTGACCCGGTGTGCGTCCGGGTTTCTTTACCAATTGGCATGTGGAGAAAACGGGATTTGAACCCGTTAACGCTACCAGGCTATACCTTTAAGCTGCTGTGCCGCCCAGCTCTTTCTCCATAAATCGGCCACGCCATGGTACGCTGCCTTCTGGCTCGCGTGGCGTAGCCTGTATCATAATAAAGAAAGCACGCAGATTTCTCTACGTGCTTTCTCGATTATATTGTACAGCATCATTTGTATTACTTTCAAGTCTCACAAAGTCCCATTATGTACCATTGTGTCCCAACTCACAAAAATGCTTTACTCCATCATCATGCAAACGATATATTGTCATCTTTCCCACACTCATTTTTCCATAAAGCGATTCTTTCACCTGTGGCCATGACATTTGATGCCCATATCTAAAATCCGTATATCTTAGCCGTAAAATTTCGCGTTCTAACGGGTCTTGGAGCGAATCAATGGCTTTATCAACTTCACGCATTACAGCAAGGTTTTTGGCATAGTCTTCGCTGCGTGATGCACACCAATCAACTCGCATATCTACTGCTTTCATCGGGTCGTGTGCGCCTATGTGCTGGCTGCCATCTCCGGCCTGTGGTGTAATGCTGGTTTCAGCGGATTTCATCGCCATGATGCGTTGCTCAATGCTTTGATTGGCCCTCCAGTATCGTTCATAGTTCCTAAGCTTTTCATATTCCATTTATCAATCCTCCGCGCATTGCCACATATTTCCCGTAACTTACAGGACATTCTCCGCGCTTACGGCGCTCGTTGTTATATGTATCCAGTTCCCTTAAAAATGAACCAAGCTTGTCCCGCTCCCTTATTTTCTCGGCTTTTCTTTTCAATTTTAGTTGTTCTTGTGCTATTTTTTGATTTTCTATCTTTACTTTTTTAGCACATGCATCACAATATTTCCGAGACGAGTTTGGACGCTTCAATATCATCGGCGCACCACACACTTCACACTGTCGCTCAATCATCATCGCACCTCCATTATTCGCTTGCTTCGTCATTCAAAGCATCTTTCAGTGCATCGGTATTTGCCAGTAAAATATGCATAACAACATCTGACAGTATGTGCGCAGCGGCAGCAGACTTATCGAAAGCCTGCATATTGTAATAACCGATTACTGTGTCGGTTGCATCATCTGATAAGCCAACCATCGCAATTTTATTTATTCTACGCTTTGCAAACTCATGCAGTGCTTCTGTAACCATCTCACTGTATGGTTGCGTCATATCATTGCTTATGATAATCGTGCTCATCATCGCACCTCCCTGAAATCACTAGACACGCCCACATAACAATAGGGCAGGACAGCAGTAATACAATTCCCACAGCCTTTACGAAAGCTATGATTATTTCGAGCATGCCGGGGCCTCCTTAAGCCTGTTTTCCAGCCTGCGCACCTTGTACCTTCTGCGATTTTCAACGGCGTCAAAGCACTCGTACATCATGCAAAGCTGCTCCAGCATAATAGACACGTCCGCGATCTCATCAACGATGGCATCCGTTGCCGCTGGCTTTTCGTTCACGCCGGCGCGACGCATTTTACAAATCGCCTTTATGAGTTCGCTCATTTCTTCGATGGCTACATCTTCTTGAGCAGTTTGTCCGTATATAAGGATTGCCTTTTCAAATACTTCTTTCACTGGTTTTCCTCCTCACACATTTTTACGCCTCTGCCCACCGGAATGAACGAATACACGCCAATCACAGGCGCAAGCGGCAGGCTCGCATGACAGGCAGTCACCATCATGGCAAGCGCATTTTCGTCAACTTTGGCGCTGTCATGCATGACAATAGCATCCGATTCGCCCCTGCGCGTTTTCACGCGCACACGCTGCCCTTTTTTCAAGTCAACAGGCGTTTCAAAAAGATAATTACCGAATCCATAGTCGGCTTCATGCCTTACAAGTACAACGTTCGTCATAATCTTAATTCTCCTTCTCCTTACACTTCACAAATTCGCAATGCCCATCAAGCGGACAGCTGTTGCAAATCAAAACTTCATCCGGGCACGGGCCTTCCACGCAATATTCCAGCAGCGGATAGCTTAAATCGCTGCGTAAGGAACACATGCCATTTTCTGCATCACGATATTTACAAATCATGTCTGCTCCTCCGCTGCTGGCTGCTGGAGCCATTGCAATATCAAATCCGGACATCCATAAAAATCATCATTAAGTTTCGTCGAAAGAAACTCCGTCAGCTCTTTATCGTCCATGGCCCGGATGCGGTCGGCATTGGTTGACGGCTGCGGGTTCTCGTGCACCGCCTTGTATCGGTCGCGCTCTGCGGCCACCGTGGCAAGTTCGCCCACGAGATTCGTGCTGTCAATTTTTTCTTGAGTGAGTTCAGATTGCAGCCGTTCAATGGTGTCGACCGCTGCTTTCAAATCATCCGCAAGGCACAAAGGCGTTTCCCACTCGTTGCCCCGTGCCCACTCGGCATTTTCGCGCAACCGCTCCACAAGCTCTTTATCTGTCATAGTCGGCCTCCAAATCCTCCAGCGCGGCCTCGGCGGCTTCGCGGGTCAGTTTCCCAAGGAATCCTTTAAACCATTCCGACATACCGATTTCTTTCGGTTCGGATGGATAAGTGTATTCTTTCCATGCGGTCTCGGGCGCGACTACGTGTTTCCCCCAAGGTAAATATCGGCTCATGCTCCACGTAAAGCTACTTCCATCCCAACGAGCATAGTAAAAAGTGTCCAATCGTGCTCCGATTAAATATTCATCTTCGCTTTCGCAGTAATAAAATCTGTACTTCCCGATTTCATCCGCTTTGTCCGCCTGCGCCAGCTCGCGGAGGCGGTTAATGGGAATTTCCTTGATGATTTCCAACCGCTGAGCGTTTTCAGTTCGCAAGGTCACGCCGCGCCCGTATGAATCTAAAATGCGCTCGATTTCCTCCGGCTCCAGCCCGGTGTCCTCATAGGCGGCGAGGCGGTCGAACGCCTTTGCAATAGGGCAGTCAGTACAACCATTTTCGCCTTGATTCCGACACACTTCTCTGCACTCTAAATTGTCTGCGCCTTTTACCTGCCAGCAATGTTTATTTCCGACGCAAAAATCATAAGTCAATCTCTCCATGTCAATCCTCCTCCCGGCGCTGGCCGTTGCTGCAAAAGTGTAAAGGGTGGTATTCGTATGTGTTTTGCTCTAAAATTGGGTTTCTGCCGATAAATTCAATTCTACAGATACACTCATCTTGGTATTTACACTCCCGACAGTAGCACGCGCCAGCAGCGTGCACCGGGTCAACGGAAGGCAGTTTGTTTGCCTGCGCAATCGCACTATCGTATCCAGCACATTTATCTGGAATGTTACCATTCAAGCGACGTTTGAATTTCAGGCGCTCAATCAGCGCATCAGCGTCAATCAGCCTTGCCATTGTCATCCCTCCGGTTCCATGCTTCTTGTGCTTCGAGGTACTCAGAATCATTTTTGTGATATTTTGTGCTGTATAACACCCTATTTGAACGAGCATCACAGTTTGTACAGCGCACATATACAGCATCGCACCAATGGAATTTAGTTTTTACTTGTTTCCTTACAAATTCAGCTTTTCCCCCGCAGAAAGGGCACGGCTTTAAGTCAGTCATTGTCATTCCCTCCGTCTACCAGATACAGGTCTGCATACTGTTTGTTTAATCCAACAGAACAAAGCTCCCCAAACTCATCTGAGATGACGGCCACAATTGCCTTGTCAAGTTCTCCACATGTTACTTTCGCTTGCAACGTTTCAAACGGAAGTAATCCGTCAGTGCTTTCGTCAACATTGAAATTCAACTCAATGGTAGCGACATATTTCCCTTTAATCATTGTCATTCCCTCCATCCATCTTCGCCCCGCAGTGCGGGCAGAATTTATACTTTTTGATGTTTCCGATAGCACCTTGACATACAGAGCATCTAAACTCCCACCAATCGTCGTTAAAAATCCACTTCCCACGCCGCATAGGAACAGCGTCAACGGCGGGAGCGTCCTCTATGTCTCCGACATCTACCACTTGCACATATCCGCACTGTGTATCTGCTTCCCATGCTTTTTCTATCAGCGCCTTTCGGCTTATCAAATCGTCCATTTTCTTTCTCTCCAATCACATCGGCTCTACGCCCATCTTTTCATATGCAACCGCTATAGCGTGCCGCATCTCATCTGTAAACGTATCTCTTCCGCCCTGTGCAAGGATCTCCAGCAGCTCCGTGCGCATCCGCGTATAAAACGCTCCAACCTCTCGCTCGTCAAGTTCAAGCTCTATCGCGGCGTTGTAATGCGCCAGCGCCATGGCTTCGCACACAGCGTCGATTCCTTCACGGATGCCGTTGTTTTTCGCACGGGCAAGCGTAAGCGCAAGGTTTTTTCTCATTCGGCCCACATCCTTGTTACAGTGATTTCTGTTCTCGGGTCAACTTTGTCCACATGGCCATACACAACAAGTGCGATATGTGTAAAATCATCATCCTTTATCGCCCTGGCCTTGGTGAGGCCGTCCAGCAGCAGCTTCCCGCTGTAATTGTCGGCGTCATGTCTGCGCCTGTCCGGGAAAAAATAGTCTATGCGGACAACAGCTCTTTCCGGCGTTTCCTTCACACCCGCGGACTTGCACGCCCATTGCACCGCGTCCGTCCATTGCTTTTTTGCATTCCTGTATTCCCAGTTGTTTAGGCGTCCAGCAAACCGATTTAAACTCGGTGGCACGCCTTTCAAAACAATTTTCATTCGCTCCTCCTTGTCTCAATCACGGAAAAATGCTGCTTTTCCCGGTCATACCACAACGGAATAGCTCCACACTTTCCGGTTTTGTTTTTCGCCACAATCGCCGTGTATTCCTCTTTTTCTTCATCGTTGTGCAAAAGGACTATTACGTCCGCATCCTGTTCAATCTGCCCGCTTTCCCGTAAATGCTCCATTTTAGGTACTTCTGTACCTCCGCGATTTAACTGGCATAACGCAATTACAAGCAAATTGTTTTTCTGTGCTATACGATGCAAGGCCATCGACATCTTTGTAACACGCTCATACAAGCTATTTGTTCTTTCTCCCGGGTCCATTAAACCCAGATAATCAATAACGATCGCATCGTATCCATGAGCCACCGCAAGCGCTTCCATTACCGCAGGCGAATATACCGTATCAACTACATCCACCTTGTATCTGGATAAAATATCTATCGCTTTCGCCTCTCGCTGTGTATCCCATGAGATCTCATTGTCCATTACATCCACAAACCTGTATCCTCCGGCGCAAGCTACAATACGTTCTGAAATCCCTTCGTAGTTCGTTTCAAGGCTAAAGTACAATACTTTCTTTCCAGCGCGTGCAATGTTTAAAGCCATTTGCAGCGAATATGCTGTTTTACCAACGCTTGGCCGTGCGCCTATCACGAAAAAGTTTCCCGGCTTCACACGCACAAAATCTTCAAGCCCAAGCCCTGTTTTTATGTATTCAGGCTTTTCTCCTTTTCGATGCGTTTTCAGAAAGTCTACAAGCATCTCCGGCATCGTACGTATCTTTACGCGCCCCCCGCCTATGGTAAGGCGCGCAATATCTCCGGCACGCTCTGCAATTTCCTGTGTGGACAGTTTCCCGGTTGCAATTTCAAGCGCGATTGTAGCCGCTTTCATCTGCACCGCTTTTTCCTTTACGTGTGCTATATAGATTTCACAGCCGGATAAACTCGGCACTGTGTCGGCGCAGGATACCAGCAGCTCCGCGTGTGGCAGTCTCGACACTGTGACCGCATCCGCACGACCGTACTTTTTCCATACCTCACGAAGCTCACGAAAAGCATCCCCTAAGTCCAAATCCGTGAAATCGTCTTCAGAAAGCCGCGTTAAAACCAGGGCAGCGCATTTATCATCACGTACCGCACACCCAAGCACGGCCCGTTCATCGTTTGTACTTGTCGTAATACTTGATGCCGTCATTCTTCTGTTTCACCTCCATCTCGTCCTCCCATCTGCGCTGATTCAGCCATGTAGATGGATGCGGGATATATTGGCCATTGTCCCGCTGCCATTGCTCCGACTTCTTTTGCACCTCGATGGCTTTGAGCATGATATCAATAAGCGCTTCGTCCGGCTCCAGCTTTTTGAACGCTTTAACTGCGTTTGCCTTTGCCGTATGTCTCGGGTACGCATTCCAAAACCGTTCGAAATCCCCTTTAGGGGATATAGGGGTATTACTCTTCTCTCCTTTACTTTGTTTTGAAATGTCAGCATTTTTCTCGAAAATGTTTACATTTTTTCGCTTTATGTCAGCATCCTTGCAAATTTGGGTAACGTTAACTAAGAGTATGCTTTCATCGACTTCGAGAACTTTACGGCGGCTGACGGCCTCGAAATACCTTTTCTGTATCCCTCGCGAGGTCAATACATGGTATTTGTCATATTTCTCTTTGTCGAACATACCCCGTCTGACAGAAGCCTCAATAATTTCGGAAACGACGCCACCACCCAGCCCGACCTTTCGGGCGAACAAAAGCGCAACCTCCTCTGTCCATTCAATGTAGTAACCCGCCTTGCCGTATATCTCTTGCAGCAAGTGAACGACTACACCAAATCCTGTCAAGCCAAACTCTGCTTCTATCAGTTCCATTTTGGCATCCATGCTGACATCAAGCGGAAAGTAATCTATCCCGCTTTTTATCATCTTCTGCCCTCACTTTAAAACGGCAAATCTTCTGAATCGTCAATCACCGCAAAATCATCCTGCTGCACATCTGCTGCATCGGCATTTGTTTTAAACGGCTCCGGTGTACGCTGTGCGCCCGTCTGAGGCGTTCCGCGCTGTGCGCCATCATCTTTCCCACCTGCAAAATGAACGCCTTCTGCGACCACCTCAAAGGCCGTGCGCTTGTTCCCGTTTTTGTCCTCATAATTACGGGTCTGGATGGAACCGTTCACGGCGATCATGCTGCCTTTATGAAAATACTTGCATACAAACTCCGCTGTCTGCCGCCATGTTACAATGTCGATAAAATCGGCCTTTCGTTCTCCATCCTTGGAATAGCTGCGGTCTACCGCGATGCGGAACGTGCATGTCGCAACCCCGCTCGGTGTGTGGCGCAGTTCGGGTTCAGCCACAAGGCGCCCCAGCAAAGCTACTACGTTCAATCCCATATCAAACGTCCTTTCAAAACTCAACTTAAAACTTAACTTGAAACTGTACTTTACAAATCACAGATAGTTTTTGTAAAATTCGCGGATAAAATCTTCTTTGCCCCATCCGTATTCCTGCATCGCCGCTTTCTGTGCTGCCTGATGGCAATACGTCCTTGATTCTCTATTTCTGTGTACCGCATTCGGCCCGTATTCATGGCATCGGTTATGGCACAGCGGAACCCAAAGCCCAAGGCGTTTGCTCTTTTCGCGCATCGCTCCGCCAAAGCATTCATGCCTGTCCAGCTTTTCGTCCTGTCCGCCGCACAAAAAGCAGCAGTCTGTATCAAACGTCACAATGCTGGGTGCGTATCCGTTTTTATCGAGATTCTTCACCGCGGCTCCTCCTTGATGCGTGCCAGCTCTTCCGGTGTCATCGTCTCAATTCCAAGGTCTTTGCACTCGCTTACAATGCCGTCTATCAAAACGCTCATTTCCTTTGTGGTATATGTAGAGCTGCCAAGGTACACGCGGTAATATTGCGCCCTTTCCTCTGCCGGAAGCGTTTCATGCTGTTCGCAGTATTTGTACTGCCGCTTGAACATCTCAACGCTTTTATTTGGCACCTTTACCACAAATTGCTGGCCGTATCTTTTCAGCATCTCAAGATATACGCTGTCCTTGTCTGTGTGCAGCAAATCGGCCATCTGGCCCATAAGCTCCCACGCATACGCATTTGCGTCTTTGCTGCGGGCCTTTGTTTTACGCTTGATCTCCGCCACCATCTCCATGGCCTTGTCTTTCAGCTCATACGCAATCTGTGCGGCCTGCGCGCGGTTTTTCACGCGCAGGCACAGCCAGCACTCAAGTCCCATGTCAACGCGGCATGCATCAAATCCAATGCGCCTAACCATTGTTCGCAGCCTTTCTACATGTACCGGAGCAATACACAACCCCGTTGTTTGCCTCCTTGCTCTTTTGAGCTACAAACGGCGATACCATTTTCCCACATACTGCACATACATCTCCGCCGCCCACATTTCCAAAGGTATAAACTGTGCGTTTTGTTTTAGCGTTCTCAATGTTCAGTGCAGTGATTTTCCCGTCTGAAACAGCCATATATGTAACACGAAAACGGTCGTAGCATGTAAATCCACCCTTTGTATTCGGCTTTATCTCAACTCCATCGCCCGCTTTAATCCAGATAAATGGAGCCGTGTATAGCTCCCGACCGATTCCCCAGTTAAAACACGCCCGTTTAAAGCTGTCCGATGCCTCGCCCTTTTCCTTTTCGGTGTAGCTCTCTGTTCCGCAATCGCTTTTCCATACCCAGTCATTCCAGTCTGGCATCTTAATTCCAACCCGGCAGAACAAATTGCCTTTGCATTCGTAGTGCTCGCGTTGCCAATTCTCTGATCCTACAATTTCGTCCAGGATTCGCATGTCGCAGCGTGCGTCTTTGTAGAGCAGCAAAGAAATACCCTTTTCGCTTACGGTCGATATCCGCGCGTCAACTTCATCGGCGCGCAAATCTCTGAATTTCATATTCACTCCTTATCCGGCCTGTGCAAAGCCTGTATCAATGCAATGCTCACAGCCTATTACATGATCGGTTCCATGTCCGTAATAGATGCGCTCTCCGTCATATATCGGTGCGCCGCATTCCGGGCAATAAGACACCGGTTCTGCCTCCGCGTAAGGGTCAAACGCCGCCGATATTCCTATGTAATGTAGTTCAGGCATTTGACAAATCCTCCCCGGTGGTGTATTTTTTAAGTGTAGATTTTTGGTCTGCGCCTCTGTTATCCGTGCCAGCGGATGCAGGGGCTTTTTTACTGTATATGACACCATTAACGCCTGTAATAGGGTCAGCGCGTTTTCCGACCTGGAATATGTATCCTGCACGGTCAAGCTCGTTCAAACGCGGCCTTACTCGGTTCGGATCCGTAAAACCCATTCGCCGCATGATTTCCAGTGCCGTGCCATCGCCACGTTCAAGCTCTGCCAAGATAGCCGCCTTTCGCCCGCTCGGGTCAAGCTGCTCAAAGCTCTCCCGACGCGTTTCATGAGTTATTTTCATGGCTTGTCCTCCATAAAAGCTTCTTCATATTTCATGCCGGTAGCTTTTAATATTTTATCAATTGTTGTTTTTGTCATTGTTGTATTCCCATTGATTCCATTATGGAGCGTCATAACATTAACGTCGCACAAATCTGCAAATTGCCTATATGCAATCCGATTTTTAATCAACCAATTTTTAATATTAGGATAAATGCATTTGTCATAAGATGATCCTTTGCGCGATCGACCGTTAAATGGAACTATTTGAACTACGTACTGCCTTGAAACACCAAATTCATCCGCAATCTCTTGAATCGTGTATCCGTCAAGACGCATTTCGTACATCTTTAATTTTTGCTCTTTAGTCATCTTGCTTTTCCTCATTTGCGAATATGTATCCCGCGATCCCAGCCAGCACCCCCACCAGCCCAAACGCCAGCGTTGCAAGCCCCGGCAACATGTCCGAATTTCCCCGACCTATCGCCTGCAAACCGTCCAGTACGGGCAGTACGGATGCAATCAGCACCACCTTATAGATAAGGCTTGTCCATCCGCGCAGGCCGCGCGGGAGACGCAGGCAGAACGGGTTAGGCTTGTCCATTTTTCTGCGCCTCCTCTTTTTCCCGCTGGATGTCTTTCCTTATCAACTCCAGATAATACGGCGCAAGCACTTTTGCCACGCGCGCATTCGTTTCTTCCATGCCTTCCATGATGTTCTCCTTTTTTCATTCTTCTGATTGATTATCGGACAATAATTCGTCAATGGTAATGCCGTACAGTTTCGATAACTTTTTATGGTACTTTCTCGATGGTCTGGTTTCACCCGATTCCCACTTGCTAACCGCTCCCTGATCGACATTCATTTTTTTTGCAACGTCCACCTGTCGAAGCCCAATTTTTTCGCGGTATTCCCGCAATCTTAGCACTATGTACTCCTCCTTTTTTAAGTTATACTATTCGCCCCTCAAAAACTCATAAATATGAGTAATCATTATTGACATGCGCGTAAAACCCGTGATACAATGAGTTTGCTGGAACATTGTACAAAAGCCGCTCTTTGAGGGGCCTGGTTTTTTGTACGCTTTTTCAAGGGACAATCATATTATAACTCATAATTTAAGAGCCGTCAATAAGTTTTACTCTTATTTTATGAGTTTATGTGATTGCACAATTTGATTGGAGTGTTTTTATGTTTTATGACATTTACAAAAAGTTGTGTGAAGATACTGGGGAAAAACCATATCAACTACCATTAAAGTTAGGTGCAAAAAGTAATAGTGTGGTGGCGCAATGGAAAAACGGATCATTACCAAGACCAGAAATGATTCAAAAAATCGCAGATTATTTTAATGTTTCCGTTGAGTATCTAATGTTTGGAGAAATAGACAAAGAAAAGCTCCCCGCTAATAAAAGCGGAGAGCTAACCGAAAATGATATGAAGCTTCTTAAATTTTTCCGTTCTCTGCCTCCAGAAAAGCTGAAAGCAATCCTAATTGCTCAAGACGGGCCAGTAGAAATTGTCGACGAATAGGATCGTGAACCATAGTTAAGAATTGTGTTTCTTCTTTTGATAAAGTTTCATATGTTTCGTTTTGTAACAGAATTGTACAATCGGAATTTTCCACTGGCGTCATATATCGCGCCTCCCTTTTCTTTTCTGCCGCATGGTCCTATATTACCACAGTTGTAAAATGTAAAATACTGGCAAAACACCAAATATTTGAAACTTTACAAGTGATTTTGACTAAGTTCAATAACAACCATTCGTTGTATATTGAATTATACGACAACCAACGGTTGTTATCAATGCATTTTTTGCACAACAAAATTTATTTGTTTTTTGTGTAAGCAGAAATAATGTACGATAAATGCTGCATTTTATAATTCGACTGGAGTGATATGTTGTGGGATTGTTTGATTTTTTGAAAAAAAAGAAATCTCATACCATAAAAACAGAAATGATTGGATATGAAAATAGTAAAAAAATCACATTAAATTCAGATCCACATGAAAACGAAGATGAATTATGGGATATGTCTATTACTCCGATACTTAATCGAGAAATTAGACCTTTGGAAACCTGTATGGTTTCGTATGCAGTTGCTGCTGAAAACGCAAAACGAGTTTCCGAAAGGAAAATCGCACTTGAGGGAGTTGTAACGACTTTTTATGAAATAAAGCAAAAATGCAATCAATTAGGGGCTGAATATCAAAAATATTTTTCATGCAATTGGGAACATTGCCATAATTTAAAAAATCCGGATTTTTTATATGTAGAAAGATTTGAAAAAGAACTTGATGACTTAAATGCGAACTATAACAAATTAATTGCCCAAGAAGAAATACATGATATGGAATCAGTTAATCTTGAAGAACGCGTTATCTCTTGCATTAAGAAATCCAATAATATTTTGCAAACAGATATATATAAACAATTTCATCCATTTGTAAAATCAGATATTCAATCCATCCTCTACGAATTGGAAAAAAAGGGTCAGGTTGAACGAAAAAAGTCCGGAAGAACATATGTCGTTCATTACTTATAGATGAATCCACGAGACAAATAATTTGAGTGTTTTATCCAACCTTACATACAAGAATACATGATTTTTTTATCCAGAACAATCACATACTTACACATGCAAGGAGAACAATTTGAATCGTGCAGTAATTTATGCTAGATACAGCAGCGACATGCAGCGCGAGGAAAGTGTGGAAGCTCAAATCCGCGCTTGTAAATATTACGCACAGCAGAACGGCATCGATATCATCGGAATCTATGCTGATCGCGCTAAGTCCGGTATGTATCATTCCGAAAAGCGAGAAGAGTTTCAGGCGCTTCTGAATGCTGCGCCGCGAAAAGAATATGATATTGTACTTGTGCACAAACTCAACCGTTTCGGCCGCGCCGGTGTCAAGGCTCTGAATGACCGAGACTATCTTGAGCGGCTCGGAATTGAGATCATAAGCGTAACGGAACGGCTTGAAAACACGCCGGAAGGTCGGTTGATGCTATATGTCATCACTGGCATGAACGAGTATTACAGCCGCAATCTAGCCGGAGAAGTATTAAAGGGATTGCGCGAAAACGCTTATAAAGGCATTACAACCGGCGGTATTCCCGCGCTTGGTTACAATCTTAGTGCAGATAAAAAACTCGTCATAAACGAGCAAGAAGCATCCGCGGTAAGGCTTATTTTCAATATGTATCTTTCCGGTGCAGGCTATGGCGAAATCATTGACGAGTTAAATTCACGCGGTTTTAGAACAAAACGTGGTGCAAGGTTTGGTAAAAATTCTATTTATGCAATTCTTCGAAATGAACGATATGCAGGAAGATTTACTTACGGAAAAACTAAAAGAATAAATGGTTATAGAAATCAGCACAAAATTGAAAAAGAATACATTAGCATTGAAGATGGCTGTCCTGCCATTATATCAGCGGATGAATGGGAAATGGTGCAAAGACTTATGGATGTAAAAAAACATGACGCAGCGTCCGGGAAAGCAAAAGAACTTTATATCCTAAGCGGAAAACTATTTTGCGGACATTGCAGCGCTCGAATGGTTGGGAACTCCCGCGTATCTCGCGGAGAAAGATATCTGTACTACGACTGCAATGCCAAGTTGCGTAAAAAGACATGTACAAAGCATGCCGTAAAAAAGAATGAAATTGAGCAAGCCGTGATTCAAAAATTAAATCAACTCGCATTTTCCGATGATTTGATAGAACGCTTTGTCGATGAAACATATAAAGCGCAGGACAATGAGATGCCAGACATCGGCGGAAAAATTGCGGATATTGACAAAAAAATTTCAAATCTTGTCACAGCAATCGAAAACGGCGCAGATGTAGGGCCAATCAAACAAAGGATGGCTGATTTATCCGCACAAAAAGATGCACTCCTGTCATCCAACGTACCAAAGGGAGATTTTTTAACGCGAGACGAGATTCGCAGTCGATTTAAAAAATTTCTTAATATTGCAGATCTTCCGCCCGCCCAGCAAAAATTTATCATTTCAGAGTATGTAACTCGTATTGATGTATTTGATTCCGATGGAGGCGGCCACTTTTGCCGCATCACATTATCAAACAATACTTCTGTTGATACCGACGTACTCGCTCCACCGGCACCACGTCGGAATGGACTATGCTCCATTCAAAAAGCCCAGCCAGTTGGCTGGGCTTTTCTCATACCGCTCCGTCATTCCTCCTTTTCCCCACAAAACTTTGCTGCGCAAACTTTCGCGGGAGCCCCGCCCTACGGGCCGAGGAGAAAAGCGGGTATCCATTTTATCACGCCAACTCAGCCTCTGAAACCGCTTGGGAAAGCCATTCCCGGGCGGTTTTGTTTTTGCAACAACACACTTTATAACCACTTTTGCCCGGATGCGGGACAAGGGTGAATGATCGGCACACAGGGCAGCACACAAGTACCATCGTAAATCGGCATAATGCCCAATTGTAAGCCCCGCTCTGATGGGGTATAATAGCAGCACAGGAAGGTGGAGCGGATGAACAACGAAGAATTGATTTTGCAGATGTTGGGCAAAATTTCGGACAAGTTAGAGGAACACGATAAGCACTTTGAATCTATTGACAATCACTTTGAATCTATTGACAATCAGTTTGAGTCCATTGACAATCACTTTGAATCTATTGACAATCAGTTTGAGTCCATTGACAATCGGTTTGAGTCCATTGACAATCGGTTGGAGTCCATTGACAATCGGTTTGGATCTATTGACAATCGGTTTGAATCCTTGGAAACGGACGTGCGCCATACCCGCATGTTGATTGAAAAGCAAGAGCACAACGTGCAGCTTATCGCGGAACAGTACGGCGATATTTCCGCAAAGCTGGAGCGCGTGCGTGAGATCGACGAGCTGCGCGACCGAGTACGGACACTGGAAACGGTCGTGCGTAATCATACGGTATCCATCAAGGAACTGCGCAAGGCCGAATAAAAGCACAAAGCGGGCAGCGTAAAAGCTGCCCGCTCTTTTATGCCGTTTTCCCTCCTGTGGCTTTGCGCTTTTTCGCGCTGTGTGTCCAGACGGGAAAAATATCGGGGCACAGCGTTAGCTGCTTCAAACCATATTTCCTGATACGCCTGAATGGGCAAGTCGGGTATTCGGTAATAACGTTTCAAAACGTGTCCCGGATTCGCGGCATGCAAGCATTTACCGAATGCGCCCCGGCGTTCGCCGCGCGGCATGGCTCGCCCTGTGTGCGGGCGGGGATAAGGCCAGCAGCGCATGCTTGCGCGTTTCCACTTTTATGTTTGAGGTTTCTTGCGATTTGTTCTTTTTTTATTTATAATGGAAACAAATACATACATTTTGAGGAAGGCAGAAAGACGCCTCGCGAATTTTACAGCCTTTTTTGTGAAAAAACTTTGAAAGGGTGTCTGAATGGAAAACAAAAAAATAGAGTTGGGTGTGTTCGCAGCAGAAAACAGAAAACGTGCTGCAGATTTTCTGAATAAAACGACGAATAAAGTGAAAACAGCTCTTGACCAAAATGATGATGGCGAGCTTAATTTAAAAGATGCATCCATAATTGCAGAGACCCTCAATGCCTCTGTAAAAGGAACCGTTGCAGTTATAAAAGATATTGCACAAACGAAAAATCGGGAATTGGAATTAAAAACGCTTCAGCCTATTTTCGCAGAAAATTTGGACGGCGCGGATTTCTTGCTGCCAAAGCTTGTCCGCATTACCGAGATGGACAAAAGACGTGCAGAAAGCGAAGTTTGCAAAGGTTCTGTGGGCTATTTCTCGAAAGAAAAAGATTTGAAGGTCGTCAATATTTTCCGAGATAAAATCGGTACTTTTGGGCTGACCTTTTATCCAGACACAGATAACGATATTTACTATGTTGACCCCAGTGACCGCGACCGTTATATCGCCATGGATGATTATTTCAGTTATTTAAAAACTGCCCGAGTCAACGAACTGCAAAAAATTGCACAGGATTTGGGCGCAAAACATTTTAGAGTAACTTTCAAAGAGCAAAAAACAACCTTTTCCAAGAAAAAGCAAAAAGGCAGCGCGAAGGCAAGGGCAGCAGGAGACCACGCCGATATAGATGCAGAACATGAACTTGCTTCCACTGCAGTGGCTACTGTGGAAATTGCTGCTGAACTGGATTTTCCCGGTCACGCCCCCATGCCACCGGAACTCCATTATCTGCAAAGAGAACCTGCCATTCAAACGTTGATTTCCCTGCGAATGGATAAAGCTTCGCCATTGACACACCAGAAATACACTCTGAAGCTTAGCAACTCATCTGGAATAAAAGAAAGCGATGCCATTAAAATCGACGCAGCATTAAAATCCATGAAGATTTGCGGCAACACTACAATTGCCAGCGAGGTCCAGAGCGAAGCGCGAAAATTCTTTGAATATGAAATTGATTTCTAAACCGTCTTCAAATTTACAGCACGCCAAAAGCAGACTGCTCTTTACAAGAGCAGTCTGCTTTTCATTTTGGGCTTTCCTTTTCCATAAGCCTTTTTGTTCCCGTCCCGAAAGCTCTCCGCTGCGGCTGTCCGCGCGGCGCCGCAGCGGGTGACAAAATCCGGAACACGTAGTATAATAGAAGAAAATTTTGGTAATTTTTGTTCTTAAATGTATAAGACTGTCGAATGTAGTCCCCCCGGAGCGGCGCCTGCGTTCCGCATGCCCGCGGCGCGCTCTCACTCTTGGAGCATGGTGGTTATGATCAAGCAACATTTAAAGCAAAACGTATACGAAGCCTTTCTGGAACGACTGAAATTCATTTTTGAGGAGTTCGACAATATCTATATCTCCTTCTCCGGCGGGAAGGACAGCGGCCTGCTGCTGAATCTGGTGCTGGATTACCGGGACCGCTGCTTCCCCCAAAAGGCGCTGGGCGTTTTTCATCAGGATTTCGAAGCGCAGTACACTGTGACGACGGAATATGTGGAACGCACCTTCGAGCGCATCAAGGGCCGTGTGGAGCCTTATTGGGTCTGCCTGCCCATGGCCACGCGCACCGCGCTCAGCAGCTACGAAATGTACTGGTACCCCTGGGACGACACCCGCCGGGACGCCTGGGTGCGGGAAATGCCGCAAAAGGAATACGTCGTCAACCTGGAAAACAACCCCATATCGACCTACCGCTACCGCATGCATCAGGAGGACCTTGCCAAGCAGTTCGGCAGATGGTACCGCATTTCACACGGCGGCCGGAAAACCGTCTGTCTGCTGGGCATCCGGGCGGACGAATCCCTGCAGCGGTACAGCGGCTTTTTAAACAAGAAATTCGGCTACAAGGGCGAATGCTGGATCAGCAAGCAGTTCAAGGACGTCTGGTGCGCGTCGCCCCTGTACGACTGGTCCACCAGCGATATATGGCACGCCAATTACCGGTTCGGCTACGATTACAACCGCTTGTACGACCTGTACTACATGGCCGGCCTCAAGCCCTCGCAGATGCGCGTGGCCTCGCCGTTCAATGACTATTCCAAGGATTCGCTCAACCTGTACCGCGTCATCGACCCCGAGGTCTGGACAAAGCTGGTGGGGCGCGTGCAGGGCGCGAATTTTGCCGCGATCTACGGCCACACCAAGGCGATGGGCTACCGGAACATCACGCTTCCCGAGGGGCACACATGGAAATCCTACACCCAGTTCCTGCTGGACACACTGCCCGCCCGCCTGCGCAACAATTACGTCAAAAAATTCAGAACGTCCATCCAGTTCTGGCACGAAACGGGCGGCGGGCTGGACGAAGCCGTCATCCGTGAGCTGGAGGCCCACGGCTACCCCATCCTGCGGAACGGCGTCTCCAATTATACCCGCGACAAAAAGTCCCGCATCATTTTCACAGGCCCCATCCCCGACGATACGGACGACATCAAATCGTCAAAGGACATTCCCAGCTGGAAGCGGATGTGCTACTGCATTTTGAAAAACGACCACAACTGCCGCTTCATGGGCTTTGGCCTGACGCGCCAGCAGCAGCGGCGCATTGATATCATCCGCAAGAAATACAAAAGCGTGGAGGCGATGGAAAATGGCGTATAAAAGCCCGGTCTACCATGTCATTCCCGTACCCATCGAAAAGGTGCGGCCGAACACATACAACCCCAACGCCGTGGCCCCGCCCGAAATGCGCCTGCTGTACGAAAGCATCAGGGCGGACGGCTACACCATGCCCATCGTGTGCTATTACGCCAAAAGCCAGGACATTTATGTGATCGTGGACGGGTTCCACCGTTACCGGGTGATGCTGGAGCATCCCGACATCTACGAGCGCGAAGGCGGCGTGCTGCCGGTTTCGGTCATCGACAAGCCGCTGGACCAGCGGATGGCCAGCACCATCCGCCACAACCGGGCAAGGGGCAGCCACGACGTGGACCTGATGAGCAACATCGTCAAGGAGCTTCACGAGCTGGGCCGTTCCGACGCATGGATCGCAAAGCATCTCGGCATGGACAAAGACGAGCTCCTTCGCCTCAAGCAGATCACCGGGCTGACGGCGCTTTTCAAGGATGTAAAGTTCGGGCAGGCATGGCAGCCCATGGACGAGGAAGACGGGGATGAAAGCGAAAACGGTGACGACGCGCTGCTGGGCTGAGGCCTCCCCCTCTGCCCCGGCGCCCGCCGTTTCGCCTCCGGCGAAACCGTGCGATCACTTCCCGCAAACGGGAGATTGCAGGCGTCCAAATGACGTTTTTGTGTTAGGGCAACACCGCACAATTCTAAGAGTCGAAGCGCGCCGGCAGATTTTTTGGCAGGTTAAACAAAAAGCGCAGCGAATACTTTGTGTATTCGCGAGCATTTTTGTGACAGTTGCCGGAAAATCTGCAAGCGAGGCGACGCTTAAGGCTTCAGCCGTGAATTGTGCGGTGTTGCCTTAGAGCGGCGTTGCAAAATCCGTTTTATGGGACACCTACTGTTGTAAAATGGTATCCGAAAGAACCGAAAACCATTCTCAAGGAGGAAGCGGCTATGGCATTCAAAATTGGTTTTGCATCAGAGTTTCTCGAAAATAAGCGCATGGAGTCCAAATCCGCTGTGCCGGAGCCGGCAGCAGCCCCGCGCAGATCAATGGTACAGGTGTACTTTGCAGAACGCAATATGAATCTGGCCTATTACAACGACCAGTTTGACCTGCATTGCGGCGATACGGTCTATGTGGACGGCAAGCTGGAAGGTATGCGCGGCCGCGTCACCCAGGTCAGCTATAATTTTAAAATCAAAGTATCCGACTACAAGCGCGTGATCGCAGTAGCGGACACTGCGGTCAACGGTCGTTTTTTTATGGCAGGCAGCCACTTCGTCACGTTCGACAGAGCGGCGCTGCCGGGCAGTAAGGTTGTCACCTGGTACAAGGCGCCGGCAAAGGAGGACGATGCGTTCGTCAGCGGCAGCGATGATACCGCATTCTGTCTGGATGACCTCTGGGGAATGAATGTAAGCGCCGGCATCGCAGAGCGCGGGCACAACTACTACACGGAGAACCGGGTCCGATACATCAGCCTTGACGGCAGCAAAGGCTACGCCATCGTTGAAGGCAGCACGGCATACGAGGTTGAGTTCGAATACAGGGACGGTACGATCAGCGGCCTTATCTGCTCCTGCTTTTGCAGCTGCAGCTGCAAGCACGAATTTGCGGCTATGCTGCAGCTGAAGGAAGCGCTGGGCCGAATCGAAAAAAACTACGCAGACCAATATGCGCGCACCGGCTACTTTGCTGCGGTGGACAAGGGCGCGCTGTTCGCCTTCGCCATCGCCGGCAAGGAAGCCGGAAGCCTCACGCTATAAGCGCGCAATACGTTTTGCTTTCACTCCACTTAATACACCGCCTGGCTGCTTTGGGCCGGCAAAGCTTTCGCTGCGGCTTCCCTCTGGCCCCGGCGCAAGGCGCAAAAGGCTTTGAGATTGAGCCATTTTCAAATTTGCAGCACACCAAATGCAGTCTGCTCCTTACGGGACGGGAGCAGACTTCTTTTTATTTTGGGCCTTTCCTTTCCATGTGATAAACCTTTTATTCCCGGCCAAAAGCCCCCGCTTTCGCGGGGGCCTTCCTTTTTTCCCACAAGCGGCGTT